TGTGGAAGAAGTAAGGGTGATGACAATATGACACGTAATTTTATTACGTCGACGAGCTCACCACTCAGAAAATTCGCACAGGTTGCTACGATGGGGACCCCTTCTATTAGGACCTTACTTACCCACCTTGTTCGTTTTGATCATCCAGACTGGTGCTACGCCGAAGAGTTTATCTCCGAGGTGGCGCGCGCCTGGTGCTGTACCGTTGAACGAGAAGGTTGCTCACAACGCAGGGAGTTTACAAGGATCGACGTGCGGGCGTGTACTGAAGACGTCCTGCCCTCCTTCCCTGGCCTCGACTACCGTAGGAGCGGGTTAAAGACTAAAGCAGATGCTGAGGTGATTGCACTTGGAGAAGCGCGTATTGCCTTAGAAGCCATCTCTCCTGGTGAGCGAGTACTGCCGAAGCCTTGTGCCATGTTCGGACGGGGGAAGAGGCTTATGGAAGATAGAGAGGCGGGCTTCGTAGGTGACGTTCGTGCGGGGAGACTCGTGCTTGCTGCTAACCTGAGGGACCATATCATGGTCGAACCTCTCGCGAGGTTCGTCTACGACGCGGTGAAGCTTAACTGGAGGTCTACGGAAATGGCTCTGGGAACGAGTTTCTTCAACCGGGGAAGTACAACCTTCTTGTACAACCTCGTTGCGGACATGTGCCCAGGACGTTACCGTAGGGTCAACTTCCATGTGGAACAGCGGACGGTCGTCGCTGATGCTATGGAGCAAGCGATAAACTGGTTCGAGAAAGAGGCGGAGAAAGAGTGGGCCTTCTATGTAATGGACATCAAACGGCAAGACGCAAGCTTGGTCTCCGCTGCCATTGATGACTTCTTCACGTGGGTGAAGAGTTTGATGGCGTATGGCGGAACGCGGAGTAGGCGAAGGGTCGAGAGGTACATTGCATGGGTACGGGAATTCGCACTCAGGACTAGGATTGCTCTACCTGATGGGCGCATCTTGATCAAATGGTTAGGGAACATCTCCGGGTGGCCCCTGACTACACTCCTCAATACTTTCACAAGTGCTCGGAAAGCGCGGATCGTCCTCGAGACTCTTCTCGGGAACGACGCCGCGCGTGAAAGCGTGGTTCGAGTGTATGGCGATAACATCATACTCGCAATAAGGAGAGAAAACGAGCCCGAAGAGGGGCTTCTCCCCGAGATCAAGGAATGCTGGGAAATGGTGGACGGCCAGGTCTTGAGCGACGAGGAATCGTACAGATGTACCGGCTTCGGTCTCCCATTGGCAGTGGCCCACGCGAGAGCGTGGAATTCCTCAAGCGCAGGTTCTGGCGCGGTGGCGTGGTCTGGCGTTTAGGACGAGACCTAGTAGGGAGTCTCGTCGCTCCTGACGGTGACGTCGGTGGTGACGAAACGAGATATGCTAGAGCTTGTTCCCTTCTCATCGAGGGCTGCTTCGACCCAGAGGTCGTCAGCATGTTGGAAGGTTACCTCGATATGCTGGAGAAAAGAGGGGTGACCGAGGGAGCCTTTGGTAGGAGGGAGAGGAACGTGTTGAGGTATAAAATGGGACCGGAATTCGCCAGTGAAAC